CGTTGTCATCCTCGAACTTGCCAAGGGACACTTGGCTACCGGGCATGATGATGTAGTCTGCGGCAGTTGCCGTAATCGTGCCTTGCCCAACGCGAACGTAAGCGGCATTTGTCGCACCGGTGTTCGTCACGCACACGCTGCGCGTACCAGCCCGAATCGCGTACTGCGCAGAGGTCGTCGTCGCCGTGCGCGTTGCGCCGCTACCGTAAGAGGGATTGAATGGAAGTGTCATGTTAGCCTACTCGATACCATGTTTTGAGAACCGGCTCAAATCGGATTCTAAAGAACCCGCCAGCCGATAGAGAAGTTGGAAGACCAACGCCAGCGCCACCGTTGACGCTAACAGTAAGGGAAGATACAGCCTGAGTCGTTGACACCAAGAGCTCTTGGTTAGCAACACACCCGTCAACCAGCGGAAGTTGAACTGTCAGCGCCGCAAGGCTTGATGCAGGCGTGAGAACCAGCCACACGCTGTCTCCAGTTCCAGAAACAGCCACCGTCGAACCAGTCAGCGGAGCTGAGTACTGAATCACGCTGTTGTCATTCAAGGAAATGTTCTGCTCGATGAAGTTCGCAACGGCTAAACCGGTGCAGTTGTAATCGAGCCCGTTCTGGTTGACAGCAAACAGCGTCGAGTTGCTGATGCTATCGACGTTATCGAGGTTTTGAATAGCCATGTTAGCGGAACTGAAGTTGACCGTTGGGTTCCTGTTCGATTGGAGCAATGGACGGAACCGGCAGGAACGGCCAATCCACATCCTTGTTGCCGGCACCAGCAGGCATCGTCGAGGGGTACTGTTGTTGCAGGACGTTGGCGCTCTGCATGAGGAGCGTCTGGTAGCCCGAAATCGCGCCTAGCTTGGTGTCTGGGGAAGGCGTTTTGCCAAACTGCGGAGCAATCCGCATCGCCAGATTCAAAATGATGGCCTCGTTCGCGGTGATCGGGACGTTCGTCTCAGTATCCAAGTCCGCATTCTCAGGCGAGTTCGTTAGCGGATAGCCAATCTGGATGGCTTTCGCGTACCACTGCGCCACCATGGCGTCCAGCCGGCGCACCGCAGACTGAAGCTCGTCCGCAGTCAGGTCAAACACATAAGACGCCAGCCCAAGTTCCTCGAAAGCGGCCTCAACGAACTGGCGTTTAGTGTATCCCATGCGTCATTTGCGCCTGCGGCGCGGTTTATCTTCTTCTTCGTCGTCTTCAGCCAGCAAAACCGGCTCGCCAGCAACCTCAGGAAGGGGCGCGGCCTCGGATTCCGGTTCATTGACCACAATCTTCACCTTGGGCTCGTTCTTGAGCCTTTCAGCGGCCTCCACGGCCTTGTTAAAAGCATCCACAGCATCTTCAACAGTCAAACTCCAGCCCAAGGAGAGGGCTTCGTCGAGTTCGTCTTGAGATTCAACGCCGCAGTAGTCGAAAGTGCCACCTACCGCCTGATTCTTACCGGGCGAGCGGTACACCATTGAAGGAAACTCAATCATTTTTTCAGTTTTCCAACGGGTTTTCCAGCCGCTTGCTTCGCTTTACGAGCCGTTGAGAGCGCGATTGCAATCGCTTGCTTCTGCGGTTTACCGGCCTTCATCTCCTTGCTGATGTTGGAGGAGATTGTCTTCTGCGAATAACCCTTCTTGAGCGGCATAAGTTGCGTAAAGTTAAGGGGATGGCCCCGAAGGGCCACCCCCCGTGAGACTATACTACTGATTGAACAGCAGAATGCCACTCATTTCGGGTTGTTTGTTCACAACTCCGTAGAACGTGTCCACGCGATACTTGGTCGTGAGCGAGTCCTGATCGAAACGCTTGCTCATAACGAGTTCCAACCCTTGGTCGGTCGAGCCGCGCATCACCGCCACGCCGGCGTTGTCGGGAATCGCATAACGGCCAGGCAGGATTTCAATCGCGTCCTTGTGCCAGAAGCAGTTAACGCCAGCCGCCGTCGTGTTCAGGAACGTGATGGCACTGTTCGCTGCTTTGACATTCACAACGCAGTTCTGGTTCTGCGCGGAAGCCGCGTTTGCAACCTGATTGGATACAATGCCTGGACTAATCACCATCTGTGTCGCGTTAGTTACGCTGATAACCCGGAAGGTTTTAGGCTGACCAGTGTCGCCTTTGGTGATGTGATGCACAGCGTTTACACCAGCGATTTGGAACGCATCCCCAGCGGCAATGCCAGTCGTGCTGCTCACCGTCACCGTCTGGAAACGGTTATCCACGTTGAGGCGTTCAGAGGTCGTTGGGTTCGTGCTGATAGACTTTGGAATCTGGTAGTTCGCTGCAGAATCGCGAGTGTCGATGGTGATTCCAACACCAGCAGCAGCAGGCAACCGCACCGCGTAGTCGAGCTTGTAGATGTCGAAGGACGCCACCATCCCAACGTACGCACGCTCATAAGCCTTGTCGGACTTCTGGTTCCCGAAGGAGCGCGAAGCCTTGGCAAGGTCGTTAGCGAGGCCGTTGTAGTCCCGCGTGTTGAGCGCGAGGTAGCGGTCACCGTCCATGATGCCCTGCTCGTTGAAGATGGCCTCGCACTGGGCAACGTCATCGAACCCGCTAGAAGCACCAGCAGCTGTCTGACGCCTGACAACAAGCGTGCCTTGATTGGCCGCGATTTGGAGCACCGACACGTTGATGTCAGAAGCAAGCTTCTGTTTCGCCGAGTTGCCAAGGCGTTGCTCTTGCAGAGCGTCACGAAGCTCTTGAGCGTTCATCTCAAAGGCCACCGTGCGGGTCTGGTTGATGCTGGCGGGAACCGCGAGCTGGGTATAGGAAGCGTAGCCACCAACGCTGGTGATGTTTGTTCCAACCCCTGCATTGGAGATCGAAGTCGCAATGTAGGGCTGGGGACGCCAGATGACGTTGTTGGTGCGTTCCATCGTCGTCTGATCGGTGTTGTAGATCGAGACGTTACGGGAGAGGACAAGCGCGTCATTGAACCCCTCAAGGAGGTTCTCAAACGCTACGCGTTCTTCTTTATTGAATGAATTAGCCATAGGTTACTTTTTTGACTGCAATTGACGTTTGTAGGCCAAAATCTGCGTGTAGTCACCGGTGCGCTCGGCCTTTGCGCGTAGGTTTTCCAACACTTCGTCGGAACCACCGGTTGACCTTGCCCCGCCTGACGGTGGGGTCTTTTCTGGAGGAGGAGCAGTTTTCTTTGTCACCTTGAGTTGTGTTTCGAGTTTAGCCACCGCGAACGCGAATCTCACTGGGTCTTTTATCTCAGAGAGTTCCTTCGCTTTCTTGGGGTTTTTGCCCAGCGCGTACACCAGTAATGCCGAGTTGTCCGATCCTTGTAGCAAGATGCCTTGCTGCGTTATATCGAGCATCTCCTGCACAGCCGCCTCGGCGTCCTCATAATCCCGAACCTTTAGCTCCGTCTTCGACTTCGCGTAGGTTTCGAGTTTCCTCTGCCATTCGGCTTGTTGGGCTTGCTGCTTTTCCTCGGCCTTAGCTTGCTCTTCAGCGGCTTTCCGTCTCCGGTCAAACCACTCAGCCAGCTTGGCCTCGTACTTCTCCGTGTCGTAATCGGCGCCTTCCAGTGTCGGCTTCGGCCCAGGGTCAACCGGATTGTTCTCAGTTGCCGATATTGCCTTCAGCTTCTCCTCTAGCTCCCGATTCTTGCGATGCAGTTCCCGATTGGTTTTACGCACTTCACGCACCCATTCAGGTGCCTTCTCTGCGTCCTCTTTCTGGGTTGGCGAATCCCCGATGCTAACGTCAATCTCTTCCGAAGTGGTCGCCTCCCCGTCTTTGGCTGGCTCCGAGGCCACCGGCGTACCGGTCTCCTCAGCCACAGCCTCCGCTACGGGAGCTTCCTCATCTTCCAAGACAACTTCAGCACCTACTGCCGTGTTGTTGTTCTCCATTTTTTCTTACTTAGTGGGCTTGTCCACTAAAATGTTTGCATAGGCGCTGCCGGCATAACCGGTGCCACCAGCTTCTGCACATCGTCTTCGATGCGATCGGCCAGCTTCATCGCCTTGTCTTGGTCGATTTGACCAGCCTTTGCAATCGTCTCTTCGGTCTTCGCTCTCGTCTCCTCAGCTCTTGCCAGCGTAAGCACCGTATCGGCTTGTGCCTTTGTAGCGAGCGCATTTGCCCTTTGCGCCTCCGCAGCGAAGTACTGCGTCTGTGCGTCCGGTTGGGCGTTCTGGGCCTCTGCAAGGAGCTCCTGCGCCTCTTGCTCGGTGGGTTTAACCGCCCCCATCTTGAGCAGCTTCTTGCGGAAGTACGTCCGCACGTCCCCAAGCCCTTCGCCTTCCATGTTCATCATCGCCATCGACGAGAGCACATTCATCGTCTCAGGGTCTTGCGTCACCGCCATCATCGAGAGCAGCGCCTGCACAGTTGCCTGTTTCTTCGTCGTTGAAGACGGCCCAACGTCCACCGCCACATCGAACTCAGCTTCCGAGAGGTCGTTGTCGTACTCAAGCTCACCGCTCTCGGGGTTAATCACCGGCGTCATAAGCTCAATCTCGTCTTGGTTGCCGTTGGCGGTCACAACCTTCATCTTGCGCTTATCTTCAACGAACACGTCTTTAGCCATGGACAACCAAACCTCGCCCACGCGCTTAATGGCCTTGGCCATGTTGGACACGTAGATGTAGCTCTGCATATCGAGCCGCTGCATCACCAAGTCCACAGCTTTGCTCGTAACGTGGGACACCATCTTGTCCCCGTTGCCT